ATACATAAATAATAATTAATTTTCACTCCGTTACTCCGTTGTCACCCACTTCGTTGTCGTTTCTACCACTAACATCGTTTTCACTATAATCATTTCCACTGTCGTTCACTTCACCCACTTCGTTGTCGTTGCCTCCTTCTTGAACTTTCATATATGAATTATTAATATTTATAACTTTTATATTGTCACCTCCTGCTTGTGAGTCACGTTTAACTTCTTCAGCCTCTTCTACTGCGTCTAGTTCTTCAAGTTCGCCTTCTTGATCTTTGGTTTTTTCTTGTTTCTCTTCGTCTCCTTCCTCTTCTGAACCTTCTGCACCTTCAGTGTCTTCAGGTTCTTCGTCACCTTCTTCTTCGCGTTCTTCTTCTGTGTCTCCTAACTCGTATGCTTCTACACCATCGCCTTGGTCTCCTTCTGGTTCTTCGAGTTTCTCTTCTTCACCTTCGTCTCCTTCTTCTGCTGCTTCGCCTTCGTATCCTTCTTCTTCGTCTTCAGCTTCTTCTTCGTCGTCTGCCCCGCCAATCAATTTAATAGGTTCTTCTGTGTCAGAATCAGATTCAGACTCAGAATCGATTTCTTGGTCTTCTGTATATAGTCTCATTTGCAGTCCCATGGCTTCTAGTTCTTGAATTAATAATTTAAAGGTATATGGTGTACTTACAAGGGCGGTGTTTTGTTTTTTGCAGTTTAAGCAATTTACTGAATGTTTCTTAGCAACACATATTAATCCGCAGTCACGACATACCAGATATTGATATTTGTCACTTCGCTCCATCATACTTTCTTTGCTGAACATCGACATACCATATGCTAATAATACATCGCGTTCCATCTCTCCGATACGTAATCCACCTTTCTTGCTGCGTCCAGATGTTGGTTGTTGCGTTAGCATAACCTTGGGACCATTGCCACGTGCTTGTATTTTATCAGCAACCATGTGTTTCAATCTATAGTAGTATATTGGTCCTATAAAGATTTCAGTGGATATTTGTTGACCTGTTCGCCCATTGTATAATATTTCATTACCGTGTTTCTCAAATTTGTGACCTTCCAATTCGGTGTATACTTTTTCTGAATCAAATGGGATAAAACAAGTTCCATCTCCATGCATCCCTTCTAAACAGCACAACTTCGAAAATACAGTTTCTACTAAATGCCCGATTGTCATACGTGTTGGAAGCGCGTGAGGATTAATAATTATATCGGGTTTAATACCGTCTTTAGTAAATGGCATATCACTTTCAGGTATTATCATACCTATAACACCCTTTTGACCGTGTGCAGAACAACATTTATCTCCAAATTCAGGCTTACGAACCTTTCTAAATCTCACTTTCGCAACTTTGCTAGGATGCCCTTGAATTTGCGGAGATACATACACACTGTCAACAGTTCCATAGTGATTTACATCTGTAAATAATGATGCATCTGTATATTGTTTTTCAACAACCTGTTGTGACAATACGCCCCTATTCTCAATTTTATATACATTTTTTACATGCGCCATTCCTATTACAGCAACGTCCTGTCCCTTAGGAACATACGATTCCTTTGTAATAATTCCCGTTTCAGGGTCGAGCAAGGTGTAATTAGCGTGACGCACACCGGTTATGTTACTTCCCTTATTTCGAAGATCTATAGGATTCACAAATACCGTCTGTTCAGTTGGACTTAATATCTTTTCTTTAGCAGTTATACTTTTAAAAACTGTTATATTAAATAACCCACGTTCTATAGATGCTTTATTTATCATTATACCATCTTCTTGATTAAATCCAGAATAAGTCATAATCGCAGCAATGACATTTGCACCATTCGGCATTACATTATTTCCGACGTAATGCGACCCACGCGTATCTATTATTCGCTTTTGAGGGTAGTGTTGAATGTATGCAGCAGTGTCAAACCGTTTTGAAAATGTAGTAGCATACACACCTTGCGCCTGTTTACTTTGAGCAGCATGGAAATATACACGAGGGGCTTGATTGTGATTAGCAAACGGTACAATCTGTGTAACAACGCTAAATGCAGTTGTAGGATGAATTTCAAGATGTGTGTGAAAATCTGTAAGGTCTTCTTTTTTCATAGCAATTAACATACAATTTTCTTCTTCAATGTCTAAATATTCAATACAAGCCGAATGTTTCTTCAGTAAATGACTAAGTGATTCTTCATCAATCCCTTTGCATTCAGGTAGCGAGTAAGGAGATATATATTCTTCTTGATAATAAGTATCTGAATTTACATTTTTACGCAAAGTTCCAAATACCAGATTAAACCACGAAGTTGACTTGCTTACAGACTCGAAGAGTACCTTGCCAGATTCGTCAACAATACACAAAGGTCTGCAAGGTCTACCTGCCTCTGTTTGTATACGAATTTCGTTATCTTTAATATTCCAAGAAACTGATACAAATTGATTTACAAGTCCATTACGTCGATACAACCGAATGCGCTCAACACATTTTATTGGTTCGCTTGTAATACCGTAGTAATTGCCGTTTATAAAAACACGAATGCTGTGGATGTCACCAGAAACCTTATTAGGAATGTCATTCAAAGGTATAACATTTAATTCATCTAACAAAGGAATGATAAACTTGGGATCGGTGCCGAAGGTAACGCAGGTCATCAAAGCAAAGTTTTTAAGATATCCTATAGATGCTCCGTCAGGGCTTTCGAAAGGGCACATTATTCCCCATTGTTGAGAATGAAGGCGATGCGGTTCTGTTACTTTTATACTGCGATCTAAAGGCATATTTACGCGACGAAGGTGTGATAAAAACCCTATGTAACTAATTCTAGAAATATCTTGAACCAAACCCTGGTCAGGGTCGTCAGTCTTAGGACCCCACATTCCTTTCAATGACCGTTCAAAGATTTCAGATATGATTTTCGGAGGTAATATCTTGTGTAAATTATCTTTTCGTACTAAAAGGTCTATTTGACCAGTATTTTTCCAAGGTCCATAGTAATATTCTTGATCGATACTATTTCGAACATGCTTTCTGAATTTTGAATATGTTTCTTGAAAGAGTTGACCAAGTAACATGCCAGATATATCTACGCGTTTAAAGATATAACTATCACGATCAGAAAACGGATTTATTTTAAGAGCAACTTTCATTATCGAATTAACTAGGTAACCTAAGTACTTTCCTTTATTATCGAAATTTTCGATATTAGGAAATACTTCTTGAATAAGTATATATTTTAAATATTGAATACTTTCATACATAACTCTGTTTTTAAGTTTGTCATAAACATCTTTTGTTGTCATACATTGCGATCCATGAACTAAACTGGGGTAAATAAAGTTATTAAATGCAGTAATGTCCGTATTTCCACATATACACTCCACAATGGCGCGATCACTTTCTATACCAAAGGCTCTAAATACCCAAGTTAAGGGTATCAAACCATTAATCGACGGTAGAGACACGAGAATTGCACCTAAATTACCACGATGTTCTTCTTTTGCATTGTCTCTATTTTGTGTAATAACGTAAAATTCTACAGTTCTGGGAGAAAGGCTTATAGCACTTGTGCAACGAATGTATGCTTTAATATCCCAATATGGATCGGGACTTTCAGTTATAAATAATCTGTTAGTAGTAATCCGTTCTTGAGAAACAATAACTTTTTCTTTTCCATTTACGATAAAATATCCACCAGGATCCATTGGACATTCATTGAAATTACGTAATACTTTAGCACCTTGACTATTCAAAACGCACTGATCGGAATGTAACATAATTGGTATAACACCGATCAGTGTATGGTTAAAATGTTTCGTTTGAACATTTCCGTTTTGTGTAAATACAACTTCGATGTCTGCATACAGTTTTGTAGCGTAAGTAAGATCTCGCAAACGCGCTTCGTTAGGTAACATAAGTATACTTTGATTGTCTTGATCAAACATAATAGGTCTGTCAAGATAAATGCCAGAAGATTCGTCTTTACCCCCAACATATATTTCCAATCTTAAAGATTCTTCTCCAGTGGCTTCATCGAACTTAACCATAGTAATAGGATTATAGGAACGAATTGTCTTTGGAATTATATTTTTTAAAAACTGTCTGTAACTATCAAGGTGATGTTTATTAAAAGGATATTTGTTATCTCTAAAATATATATCTAGTAAATCCCAATTATCCATTACTTACTACTACCATAACCCTAGTTATTTGTTTGCTCACCCCAAACCCAATGAGAATATTTAAAGCAATGAAACTTTATCCTTTAGCGAAGCGCGTACAGCGAAGCGCGTACAGCGAAGCGAAAACAAGCTAAAGTCAACGCGAACGGTTCGCTGCTATGACAGAATTAAGTATAGCTTTTGACAAGTTGGTACAAGATTATGGTAGTATCACAACATTACGAATTTTCAAAAAAGAAGCTATACTTGCATGGAGAAGAAACTTTCCTTTGAAAAAAGATTCATTTCAGGCGTTTGTAAAAGAAAATATATCAAACATCAAGCAAGAGCATTTTGAGAAAACGCACGGAGAACATATGAAACTAATCGGGCATATGTGGAAAAAAAGAAAACTTGATGAAAAAATGACTTTCGATTTAGATCTAGCAGACGGTAACAATTTATTTGAAGAACTTTTACTAGAATGAATACAATGACTGTTCCAGCCTGTCTACCGACTACAATAATGTCTGTTTCCGATATTGAAAAATTTCAAAAGAAAAACAAAAACAAAGAAAATAGTCTAGCAATTGTTAATGTAGTTAACGTGTATTTTAACCTTTAGTTTTCAGGCTCTTCTTCTTCAACTTCAGCTTCGTTCTCTTCATCTTCGTCTTTCTTCTTTTTGGTCTTCTTGGATTTAGGTTTACTAGGTTTTATTGCTTTTACGGTTAAAGAAAGTTCTTCTATTAATAAATTTCTTTGGGAACTATCATCCATACCTATAACTTTACGTATAAATATCTCAACTGTGTTAGCAATAGTATCAAATACAACGGCAGGAAAGAGAATTATATCTGATGTTATATCTTGAACTGTACGTCCTTTAGAAAGCGAACGTCCATATAAAGCAGCTAAAACAGTAAACCATGCAAAAACAGTTTGTTGGATGCTTTGCCAATGCACAGCATTTGCATTTATAACAGTTCCACAATGAGTAGTCGGAGTTGTAGAAAATAGTTTTTCTGTGATAACTCGCAAAAATGTGGATTCTTTATTCAATCTTTCTCGGCATTCTTTGACTCCTGGCAAATCCTGGAAATGCGACGTTAATTGATCCTTCAAATCGGTTAACTCTTTATGGTATTTGTACATTAAAGTACATATAGCTAAAACAGTTAGCACACGAGAAACAGCTCTTAATAATTTTTCTTCAAATTTACGTGATTGCGGTGGAGTGCGCGAGCCACCTTGAATAGCTCGAATATACTTACCTTGTCTT